ACTTCAAGCTGAGCGTCAATGTCCCGGCACAGACAAAACCCGCCGCAGCAAAGGACATGCGCGGACCCTTTGCCCTCTGGAAATTGCAGACGGCGCTGAAAGCCGCCGGTTTCAAATTCGGACGCGGAACGCTTGGCGGCTTCGAATATACCCGCATGGGCTTCGAGCAGGACCAAGGCCTGACCTTCTTCGGCAACACCACGACCGGGCAAACAGCGGCCCAGATGATCGCCTTGATCCAGCAATGTCAGTTGGAGGGCACGGTTTGCTGCATCTACATACACAACCATGACGACGCCCGCGACCTGCCGATGTTCGACTATATGCAGCAGGAACAGGACGCGGGGCGGCTCTGGGTCGCCACCGCGCCCGAACTGATCGCTTCGGATTACGGCCAGCGCTTCCCGGCGGCCTGATCGCCGCCGGACGCCTAACCCCTGCATTTGGATAGCCCCGTCTCCAAATGCAGGGGCATAGCGCACCCCCACCGCCTGCCCCGACATGGCCGCCATGGCTGATGCAACCTTCACCGCCGTCGATCTGTCGCGCCTTCCTTCGCCCGACATCATCGAACCGCTCGACTATGAGACGCAGCTGGCGACCGCCGTCGCGAAGATGCAGGCGCTCATGCCCACATTCGAAAACCGCGACAGCGACCCGGCGACCAAGCTGTTGCAGGCCTTCGCCTATCTCGCCCAGCAGCTGCGCCAGCGCGTCAACGACGCCGCCCGCGCCGTCATGCCCGCCCACGCTGTCGGGGCAGACCTGGACAATATCGCGGCGGCGTTCGGCATCGCCCGCTTCACCATCACCCCGGCTGACCCGGTGCTGGGCATCCCGGCGGTCATGGAAAGCGACGATGATTTTCGGCGCCGCATGGTGCTGGCCCCCGAAGGCTATTCGGTCGCCGGGCCGGAAGGCGCCTATATTTCCCATTCCCTGTCCGCCGATGCTAAGGTGCTGGACGCCAGCGCCAGCAGCCCGGAAGCCGACGACATCAGGGCGCTGGTGCTGTCGGTGCTGGACGATCATTCCGCCGCCCCGGAACTGGTCGATGCGATGACGACGGCGCTCGACGGTGCGGTCTGGCCCGGCGAAGTCGTCATTTCGGTGCTGTCCCGCGAAGGTGACGGCACGGCGTCACCCGAACTGGTCGCGGCGGTGCAGGCTCATCTATCGGATGAGACAATCAGGCCACTGACCGATCATGTCATCGCCCAGAGCGCCGAAATCGTCCCCTATGAAATCGTCGCGACCCTGACCACGTTCAGCGGCCCCGACGGCAGTGTCGTCATCGACGCGGCGCAGGCCAGAGTTGAAGCCTATCGCGAGGAATCACACCGATTGGGCCGCGACATCACCCGGTCGGGCATCTTCGCCGCGCTCCATGTCGTCGGCGTCCAGAATGTCGATCTGATTTCCCCACCCGACGACATCATCATCAGCCGCCAGCAGGCGCCGCACTGCACCGGCATCACGCTCACCTATGCGGGTCTGGGCGAGTGACCTATCCCACCCTGTTGCCCCCCGGCTCCACGCCGCTGGAAAAGGCGATCGAGCAGGTCGGCGCTTACCTGCTCGACATCCCCACCCCGATCCGCGACGTCCGCTCGGCGGATAAATGCCCGATCAACCTGCTGCCGTGGGAGGCATGGGGCCGATCGCTCGACAACTGGTCCAGCGACTGGCTGGCGCCGGTCAAGCGCGCCCGCGTCCGCGACGCCATCCCCATCGCCCGGCGAAAGGGCACCGCCGCATCCGTGCGCGCCGTGGTCGCCAGCTTCGGCGGATCGGTCGCGATCCGCGAATGGTGGGAAACGACGCCCAAAGGCATTCCCCACACCTTCAACCTCGTCCTGAACCTCGAACAGAATGGCGCGCCTGCAACGGCGGCCTTTGTCGATCAGGTCGTGACCGAAGTGACCCGCGCCAAGCCGGTGCGCAGCCATTTCACCTTCACCCAAAGCATCACCGCCAAGGCCAGCGTCGGCCTGATCGCGGTCATCCGACCGACCATCTACGCCCGCCTATCGCTCACCGCACCGGCGGCGGCCACCCCCTGACCCCCTTGCCTCGACCGGAGAAACCATGGCCCTTACCCTGACCGTCACCAGCGCGGGCCGCGCCGCACTGGTCAATGCCGACAATAACGGCACCGCGCCCGTGCTCATCGCCAAGGTCGGCCTGACCGCGACCGCTGTGACGCCCCACCCGACCGACACGGTGTTGCCCGGCGAGCATAAGCGCATCGCTACCCTCTCGGGCGGCGTCGTGGCTGACGATACCATCCATGTCATCGTCCGCGATGAAAGCAGCGACGTTTACACCGTGCGCAGCGTTGGCCTGTATCTGGCCGACGACACCCTGTTCGGCATCTATGGGCAGGCCGAAGTGCTGCTGGAAAAGTCCGCAAAGGCGCTGCTGCTGCTGCCGATCGACGTCAAGTTCGAGGATATTGCCGCCGCGACGATCAGCTTTGGCGATGCCAATTTCCTGAACCCGCCCGCCACTACGACGACGCAGGGCGTGGTTGAACTCGCCACGGAAGCCGAAGCGGAAACCGGCGTCGACACCGTGCGAGCCGTCACGCCGAAAGGAATGAAAGCGGCTGTCACTAGCTGGCTGAACAGCCGGTTCGGTGAAGGTGCGCCCTCCGCTTTCATGAAGGTGCTGTTGACCACCGCCAGCAAGGTGGCGTTTCGGCAGTCGCTGGACATCAAAAGCGCAGCGCTCAAGGATGAGGGAGCAGGCAACAATCTCGATGCTGACCTGCTCGATGGACAGCACGGCAGCTGGTATGCAGACATCCTGTCTCGCTTGGGCTTCACGCCCGTCCAGCAGGGCGGCGGCACCGGCCAAGGCACGAACAAAATCCGCATTGGCTGGAGCGGTGCGCGCCTCAAAGCCGCCGTCGATTCGACGGATTTGGGGAATCTCGTTTTCGACACCCAGATGACCAAGGGCAATGTCGGCCTGGGGAATGTCGATAATACCAGCGATGTCGCCAAGCCGGTCAGCACCGCCACCCAGAGCGCGCTGAATGGGAAAATTGATCTCATGTCCGCCGCCCGGCCCGGCGTGACGCGGCTCTACCGTAGGGACGATGACAGCGCCTTCAATGTTCAGGTCACTTGGGACGGAGGCCGCTGGTTCCTGCGCGGCTATAATGGTGACGCTTTCCATGGCGAATGCCGCGTCAGCTTCGCGAATTCTGCCGACTATGCGGGTGCAGCGGGCAGCGTGGCGTGGGGCAATGTCTCCGGGCGTCCCACCAACCTGTCTGCATTTGGCAACGATCCCGGCTACATCACGGCGGCAGGGCGCGCCTATCCGCGCCGCGCTGATGGCGGCAACCTGAATTTTAACTGGTCTGGCCAAGGGGGGCAGCCGCAGTGGCTTTGGGGCGGTAGCGACGGTACAAATATGTACGTCTACAATCCATCCAATTTTAGCGTCAATTATGCCAATAGCGCCGGTAACGCCGATACTGTTGACGGCTATCACGCGGGCGACTTGGTCAAGTATGCGGATTTTGCTCGGAATTTGGGAGGCACGGACTACATGCGCTTGCCAGGGGGGCTGATCCTGCAATGGGGCACGTTTACCGCGACCGCCAATAGCGGGGGAGCGATTACATATCCTATTCAGTTTCCAAGCTGGGGGCTTCCGTTCTTGGACGGGCCTGCGGGCTCAAATGGCGATGGGTCCGCATCAGAAAACGGCGCTTGGCCGACGTCGCGGTCGAATAGCGGATTTAATTATTTCACCCCGCAAAACACTTCATGGCCTTCATGGTGGTTTGCGATTGGAGTTTAAGGGCGCAGCTATGACAATTTTCTACAGTGCCGCCAGTCGCGGCTTTCTTGACGACGAAATCCATTCGGAATTGCCTTCCGATGCAATTGAAATAGGGCGTGAATATCATGCCGAACTCATGGCGCGCCAGTCTGGCGGAGCGGTAATTATTCCGGGGGCGGATGGCAGCCCGATCGCGGTCGATCCTGTTCCGCCTTCTTCGGCCGACTTACTGTCCGCGTTGCGCAGCGAGCGCAACAGGCGGTTAGCCGCGTGCGATTACACGCAGTTGGCGGATTGCCCCATGAATAAGGCGCAGCGCGCAGCGTGGAAAATATATCGACAAGCGCTGCGGGAGTTGCCTGACACTACCACCGACCTGGGCTATATCGCGTGGCCGATCCATCCTGATCTTTAAGGACTTTACGACGACCGAACTAACCATCCAAATCGGCAAATTCGACGCTGGCAGCCGCACCGTGACTGTAACCTTCACCAGCGGCGGCTAGCAACGCCGCCGCTTCCCCTTTTACGGAGGGGGCTTGAGATGTTCCCGCATCTTCAAACCGCGAGCCTGCACTCGCATTCTCAGGGCAGCGCGCCTGCCCTTTTCGAATTCCCTCCGTGGCTTGCCACAGCGGGACATCTTGCAGGATTTCCTACATGTCTACCTCTTTTGTTCCTGTCCGCCCCGTCTCCCCTGTCGCGGGCTATATCGGCGGAAAACGCAATCTGGCGCGACGCATCTGCGCGATCATCGACAGCATCCCGCACAGCAGCTACGCGGAACCCTTCGTCGGCATGGGCGGCATCTTCCTGCGCCGATCCCGCCGCCCCCGCACCGAAGCGATCAACGACATATCCGGCGACGTCGTAACGCTGTTCCGCTGCCTCGCGGAGCATTATCCCTATCTGGTCGACATGCTGCGGTTCCGGGTCGCGAGCCGCGCCGAATTCGAACGGCTGCTGGGGCAGGATCCCGAACGCCTGACCGATCTGCAACGCGCCGTGCGCTTCCTCTACGTCCAGCGCCTCGCCTTCGGCGGCAAGGTCAAGGGCCGTGGGTTCGGCGTGGACGCTGCCTCGCCCGCCCGCTTCGACGTCAGCAAGATCGAACCGATGCTGGCGGACGTCCACGAACGGCTGCAATCCGTCGTCATCGAGCGCCTGCCCTATGCCGACTTCATCCGCCGCTATGACCGGGAGGGCGCGCTATTCTATCTCGACCCGCCCTATTGGGCCTGCGAGCGCGATTACGGCCCCGGCGTTTTCAGCCGGGCCGACTTCGCCGCGCTGGCCGACCAGCTGGCTGGCATCAAGGGTCGCTTCCTCATGTCCCTCAATGACAATGAAGGGGTGCGGGAAACCTTTGCCCGCTTCTCGATCGCCGCGATCGACACGACCTACAGCGTCGGCGGCAAGCCGACGAAGGCAGGCGAAGTGCTGATCAGCAATTTCCCGCTGCCAGCAAACGACCGGTGATCGTTCGCCCCCACGCTTCGTTGGCGCGGGGGCGAAAGCGGACGATACGCAATCGACCAGAAACTGCCGTCAAAGCAGGGCTGACCGCTCCCCGGTTGCAGACGGTCAGCTATGCTGCAAAACTGCGCCCATGATCGGCAAGTGGTTCAAGGGCGTTAAGCGACATTCTCTTTCGCAGCCGGGTATTCCGTGGCCAGACCTGCCGCAAGGCGGGTTTATCGCCGGTCGATCCGCTCAAGTTGACGATGTGGATCGAGGGGAAGCGGTTTTTAGTCAGCGGACCAATGAGGGCGCAGCCGCAGCTTATCCGATTACCATACCTCAGTATGCATTTTGGAAGGACGAAACCGGATCAACGGTCCCGGTAATCGTAGTTCAGGCTGAACGTCACATTGCGAACGCTGATGGCGAACCCGTCCTTGGCCTTCGAACTCTCGAAGGTGAGAGCATAGTTGCGTCTGGGGACGAAGTGGAATTCTTGGGGACAGACCTGCCAGCCTAAAATCGACCAGTTGCGGAACTATTTCCGTTCAGGCACAACGCCCCAATGAAGACGTTAGTGACTGGAATAATGTTGTTAGCCGGTGCGTTTGATACGCCGCCGGTCTTGGTAAAGCCGGAAGTCGCTGCGGCAGAGGTCGCAGAATGCGGCTTCAAAAAGATCCAACCGAAATTTGACGACACACTTCAAGAAGAAGTAGTCGAAGTTCTGGACGAAGCCCCAATCTCAGATAACCAGCTACAATGTGCGGCCCGCGCCTCACTTGCTTCAAGCTATTACGTCACGTTTACTCCGCCTGTAGAGCAGGCGTATCAGTCAATATTTTGGAATTTATCGCGCAAACAGGCAAAGATTGATGCGCGGGAATGGCTGGATAAGAGAGGGTTGCTTTCAGGTCTGCCAACATATGACGCCAATAGCGCTGACGAAGTAGCGTTCGCTCACTCTCTTGAGCAACTTTGCGGGCCAAAGGCTGCGGGAGTTCTTCAGCCGTTAAATGGTATG